CGGCGTCAAAAAACAGACACCCTGCACATACCTTTTCAGCCGGAGCGTTGTCGGTGTACGCAACAGCTTCGTGGGAAAACTTACCCGACTGTTCCGCCTTCGCCGTCATTGTGTCGTAATACGCGGCGGTCTGGTCAGGTAGCTCGCGAGTCTCCGTACCCCAGAAGTTTGCCGCACGGTACTGAACTTGAGCCTTCCTCTTGCCGTGTGTTGGTTTCCGTACAAATACGGAGTTACCAATGCTGATTGAGTCGGTGCCGCCGGTGACCTCCTGCCCGGTAGTTTTGTCGTAGAAATACGCGGTCTTCTTCGGGTCGTAGCCAACAGGCGTCCACGAGTCGATGTCGAGGGGGACATCCTTGCTCTTGCTGAAGCCGCCGGTGACTGTAGCAATCGGACTCTTTTTGACATCCCCCGTCGCAACAAGAGTTGCGTTGTCTTCCTTCGACTTGAATGTCACCGGCCCGTTCAGGCGGACGACGTTGTCATAGCCCAGAACCGTCCCAACAGTCAGCCCGTCAACCTTTTCGTGAGCAGTGACGACATAGGTGTCCTTGTTCTCGAAAGCATTGATGTCAATTCGCAGCGACATTGGATAGCCTTCCGGCTTCTCGCGATGAGCGCCGTACTTTTTCTGCTGAGACTTGTTGAGAGCAGCCTTCGCCTTCTCGTCACTCGGTGGTCGTGAAAATTGCTTATTTGACTTCCGAGAAACAGGCGTGAAAGGCACGTACTTCTTCAGCAGGTCGGAGCCTGCCTCGATGGTCTTTGGCAGCGACGCCAGCAACCCCTTGCCCTTCTTGGGTGCAGATCCGCCAGAGATATTGCTACCACCGTCGTCCGCTGCGCAAGTGTTTTTTGAGCCAAAACGACCGCCGCTGTCTCTGCCGCAGTCTCGCTTTTCCTCTTCCTTCGGCTTTTTCTCACTGCCTTCGCCCTTGGGCATCTCCAGGGGAGCCTCCCCTGTCTTCGCTCCAGGTAGTGATGGAACGCCTTTCTCTTTCGGCGGAGGAGCACCGCCTGCGGCAGCACCCATCATTGCTGCCATTGGGTCTTGCTTTGGCTTGCCGGCCTCCTCCAGTGGCTGCACGTTCATTGCGATGAAGTGCTTATCGCCCTCTTCGCCAAGCGGCTGGAGGTTTTCCAGCTTCCTGATCTCGTTAACGCTGAGAATTCCCAGGCTCATCATCGTCGAGTAGTAGCTGGCCCGACTATTCGAGTCTGCCCGCAGTAGCCCCCGAACGTCGAACTCGGCAAAGAATAGGTCGTCGTTCCAGATCAGCGATCGGCTGATGGCTGACTCGATCCGCTTCAGCCAGGGCATCAGCGTGTACGTTACGAACTCTTGCCCCTGAATCTCCAGGTTCCCGCCCGACGTTCCCTGAATCAGATGCAGGGGCAACCGGTAGACGCGGGCGATCTCTTCACACTGAAAGCGTCGCGAGTCAATAAACTGCGACTGCTCTGCCGTGAAACCGATTTGCTCAGGTTTCAGCCCCCCGGTGAGGATTGCAGTTTTATAAGCTCGGTCAACGCCGCGATGAAGTCTCTCCCAATTCTCGCGAAGCTTCTCAGCAGCCTCAGCCGACAGCGTGCCATCGGTCGTCAGCACAATACCCGGTCTCGCTGAGTTCGCCCAATACTTCGATGCGTGGATCTCGCACGCTCTCGCCAACGCGATCGCTTCGCGGGCGATCTCGATAGGGACAATCCCCTTGATGCCGTCCGGCTCCGGCGTCCACCGGACGTGCATTACCTCGTCCTGGCTGTAACGCTCGTACTTGCCTGTCTCTGGGTCGGTGTAGTTGTAACGGAGACGCCCGTTCTCCAAACGCTCGACGTCCATTCGGGACGGGTGGAGGTTGAGAAGCTCACTGACGCTGCCGTACTTGCCAGACCTGACGAGTGAGTAGTTGTTACCCCAGAGGGTGATGTTCATCACCATCTGCTCGAAGAACTCATACTTCGTCTGCCACGCATTGGGAGCAAAGGTCAAGACCTTGTGCAGCGGAATGTCCTCGGCAATCTTTCGCTCTCCGTTCTCAAGTCTTCGGTAGACGTGAATCGGAAGGCCGGCGATTGTCTCTGCGAGAATCCGGCAAGCCGCAAGAACGCAGGTGCTTTGCAGGGCGGTCTCTGGCGTGATCCTGACCTCGGCGGAAGTCCGCCACCGGCCCGAATAGGACTCGTCACTAAGCAGAAAATTGTTCCAGGCAATTGACCGCACTTCGGCGTCGCGGGGGTCTCCGGCGGACGCGTTCTCGGGTGTCCAAATGTCGCTCACAGGACGAAGATCTCCGGTGCAGGTGGTGGTGGGCGAGTCGCGTCTTCTTCCGCCATAGCCAGTGCCATTGCCAATGCAATGATTCCGTCAACTCTCGCAGATGAGTTGGGGGATGGCTTCACAATCTTGATATACCCGTCGGCGTTTTGCTTAACCGTGGCGTTGCCCGCCATCCAGGTCAGCACCTTGTTGCCGCCTGTCCGCAGCCGAGACTGCGCGACAGTCGTCTCGACCAGCTTGCAGCCGGCGTTCATTGACGAAAAACCTTGACTAAATCCTACCACGTCGAGGCCTTCAGCCTGAAGTTGTTGGACTAGGTAATGGCTGTTATGAGGATCAACCGCAATCCGCCGAACAGTCTGCTCCTTGCAGAACTTGAGGATATCCCGCTTGATAAACTCATAATCACAGACGTCGCCGGGAGTTAAACAGAGGCCTGTCTTGGGGTCTTTGTTCCATTCAACGTAGGGGACGTTGTCCGCAACTGACCGCTTGTGGGCGTTGTCGCCGGGGATCCAGAACCGACACATAACGTCAAAGACGTCATCGTGGCCGCGACTCACCGCGACGAACGCATTGCAGTCCCAGGTCTGGGCGAGGTCGAGGCCGGCGTACCAGACTCGCTCTGAGGTGACATTCAGGAGCGGCTCACAACAAGTCTTGAACTGCTCCATGTCCAGGAACTTGTTCTCGCCCTGCGACCACAAGTTGAGGCGATACCGCTTGAACGCTGCGAGCTTGCTGCTACTCTGCTCTGCCTCTTTGACGTCGGCCTCAAAAGAAGTGGCGTCCATCGTCTCGCCGAATGATGGATTTGCTGCTGCCCAGACCTCGGGACTCTTCCAGTCGTCGTCCGGCTCCGCCGCTGCGATGTAGGCGAAGAACTGCGGGTCATAAGCTGGATCGGCGATCACCTTCTCGGCGTACTCGTGCTGCTCCCAGCATAACCCCGACCGCTCTGCACCCGCCGTGGTGATCGCACACAGGAGGGGCTGAGACCTGGAAATGCCGCCGTAGCGAACAGCCTCCCAAAGACGCCTGTCCTTGGTGGCGTGGATCTCGTCGTAGATCAACGCGTGGATGTTCAGGCCTTCGGCTTGCGCACTCTCACTGGCAATCACTCTCGCAAAACTGTTCGATGGTGCGTAGCTGATGTTCTTTCTGGAGTCGATGACGCTCAGCTTTGATCGAAGGTAAGGAGAAGCCCTGACCATCTCAGCCATCGAGCGATAAACAATCCCGGCTTGATCACGAGAGTTTGCGGCGATATAGACTTCAGCCGATGGCTCTGAGTCGGCCAGCATCAGCATCAAGCCCATCCCTGACATCAGGGTGGATTTCCCATTTTTCTTTGGGATTTCGATGTAGCCAACGCGGAAACGACGAGTGTCGTCAGCCACTCGCTTCCAGCCAAACAGTTCCTCGATGATATCCTCGCGCTGCCATCGCATCAGCGTGAAAGGCTTGCCAGCAAACTTTCCCTTCGTGTGAAAAAGGAAAGTCTCAAAGAAGCCAACAGCGTAGTCAGCCGACGTCGAATCGAAGTAATAGTCGAGGCCAGCCTCAACCGCTTCGTTTCGCGAGATACGATTCCAGAGGGTCTTCGCTGGTCTCGGCATTACCTACCTTCAGGCTCGATCGAGACGCGGCTGTCATGCCGAACTCTTTCTCGATCTTCAGGAGGTCGCCCGGTAGGCTGCGAAATAAAGCTCCCTCGGCTGATAGCTGACTATAACCGGTCGACGTGATTTGTGTCAGCCCATTTTCTCGAACGTGTTTGCTGACGTTCGTCCACTGTTCCCAAACTTGGCAGTACCGCTCAAGTGTTCCGCGATCGGCGGCTGTGAAAACCCCCGCCTGTTTCAGAATCGGAGCAACCTCTAGCCATTTTTCTTTTGCGACTCCATCGAGCGATGGTGGCGGAGTCATGTCGGCTTCGACAACTTGAGGCCCGCTCGATTCGAGCGATCGCTTGCCGGGATTTCCGTTCAGTACCTTGAGCTCTGTCGGCGTTGGGTGTCGAGACATGGACGAGTTGGTCTCCGGAGGAGCGATTGACGCCGAAACCCCCTCAAATTTGAATTGCGGGCGGTCACAGATGAC